AAAAAAAAAAACCCCAAAATTAAAAAAAAAAAAAAATAAACCAAAGCATAAGAACAAAAAACTATGACTTCGTTACAAGATGCCTGGGGAGACGAAGATCCGGTAAAACCCAAAGTGAAGGCACAAGCAGCTGGTCCACTAAGGCAGCAGCATCCTGGAGTGACACAACCTGTCTTACAGCACCCACAACATAATCCACACCAGCCACAATTAACTCAAGAACAAATCCATCAACAACAAATTCATCAACTGCACCAACAGCAACTGATGCAAAATCCATTAGCTAATATGCAGGTGAATCCAAATGGTACTAGGACCGTTGCATTGCCCCCTGATGTGTTTACAAGTATGTTCGGGCAACAGACTAAAGATGAAATTTTCAAGCGAGCTATGGCAGAAACTCATGTTATGCCGGAACAGTTCACCACTCCCACAACAGCCCTCAATGAGCCTACTCACACAGACGAGGCGGATAAAGATAGAGAGGTGAAACTTCTTAATCAAATAAATCAAATGCTCGGTGATACCGAAACCTTCCTTATTAGGAAAATTGCCGATGTACAGCGTACATTCGCTGTGCAAACGCAACGTAGTCTACAAGATTTATCTGGTCAACTCGAAAACCAACGACCACAACAACAACAACAACAATTTAACTGGGTAGGGGTTATTGCAATTATATTACTTGTAATTTTCTTTATTACTTTATTTATCGTTCAGCAGTGTTACTTCACAAAAACAATCAGGGCACTTAAATCACTCAACAGTCAACGCGTAGTCCTCGATGTCCTTCATCCAGAATTGACACGGTTATAACAGTATACGCAACTATCTGACTTAGAACCCACAAAATGAATGCCCTGGGGACATATAAATACAGGTGCCCTAATATTAACCAGTGTAGTACAATTAATCGATCTTTGCTTCCCACCACGGTGAGTAGCTGTAAGCCGGTTGTTAAAAAACCAGTGTGAATAGGACCATTGATATTCTTCAGAGGTGTGGGTAAAAAACCAGTAGTAAATGAAGCTAAGCGTATAAAATGATCAGGAAATTTCTGGTAGAAGTAATATTCCACAACAGAATTTTGAGCGTAAAAGAAGCATTTTACGACTTGTGTTGTTAACACGGTCAAATGATCCAATACCCGCTGTTTTTCCACAGGGATTGGATGTTCATGGATCCACATGGCAAGACTTTTCGATAGAGGATATGCACCTATCGGTAAATTAAGCTGGCAACCGCCGTCAATATACAGCTGATCATTTATGGTGATGGGTGGAAACACAAACGGAATGGACATTGATGCCAACACTGCTTGTTTCACACTCACTGCCGGCGTAGTCCGCCTGTTAAACAACTGAACTTTGTTAGTAAGCAAATTACAAGCACATATAGTTAATTCTTTCCCCAAATTAATATCATACAATTTCTGGAATGTTATGTCATAACATCGAAATTGATGCCATAAAATCTCTTCAATAAGTCTTTGTAAAGGCTGTATGCTTCTTAAACCACTTGTGTCATGGAGCGAGAAAAGAGATACGTCGAGTGTCAGGATGCTAGGTAAAAGAATCTTCAGTTTCTTCAATATAATCTGAGTCGAAAGACCAGAGGCCAAACAAAAAGCAATAAGAGATCCAACTGATGTACCAGCAAAAGCATTAAAATGGTTTAAAATACTTACAGGGTACAAAATATGCTCAAGAAAGCGAACTCCACCTAAATGAAGAAAGCCATTCGGACCACCCCCAGAAAAAATGAGATATTCAAATTTTTCCATGAATAATTCTTCTTTTTTATTGTATTATTTTGTTATTTTTGCAGTGAAACCAATTGCCCAGCACTTTCTCAAAGACTTTTGGTTCTATATCACCCGTCGTCACATCATATAAACCTTCCACTTGTTGGGTTGGAACACGCTTTGAACACGCCCCGGAGAGAATAGTTGGAACGATTGTTTGAATAGTTTCTTTGATTGTTTTGCACTCATTAGAATTTTTTGCAATGATTCTACCATTCAATCGAGGGGAGCTAGGTCTATATGCTGAATCGCACCGATCGACTAAAGTCGGTGATGATGGCCGGTAGCTGTAAACAGGTGGTTCAGAAATACTATTGCCATTATGTTGGTTCTGCTCGACCAATAAGTGGCGTAATGAAGTAACAGACATGGTGGGATTTCCTCGGATGCTTTTTCCATCCGAATAGTTTAACGGTGTGGAATCCTCCACATCCATGACAGCTGACCGGGTAACAGTCATCGTGGAAAGTCTACCAAACTGCTCGGAATTTCCAACTCTTTGCCGTTTTCTCGGTGCTGTAGGTTCGTAACTAGGAAAAGAAGGCTCGTGGCTGGGAGATGTTGGCTGATAACCAGGAGAAGAAGGTGTGTAGCTGGGAGATGTTGGCGGATAACTAGGAGATGAAGGTTTGTAACTTGGCGATGTAGGTGCATAACTGGGAGAAGCCGGGCAATAACGTGGCGATGTTGGTGCATAAGTCGGTGAAGTTGGACAGTAACTCGGCGAGGTAGGATTGTAACTTGGCGAAGTTGGGCAGCAACTAGGAGAATTTGGCGCATATGGGCAATAACTTGGTGATGTATTGCCAGGCGGGGCCGACGGTGTAAATCCAAGATTGTCGAGTTGGAATGCAGAAGCCTCCTCTTGCTTAATATCAGCCAGAGCTAGGTTGTCAGCAATTCGCGCACTTTTAGGATTTTTAAGCTCATCCTCTTCAGCCAGCAACTTGCGTTTAAGGTTTCTGCGTTCAGTTTTCTCACTGGGTTTACTGTTCGCAAATTCAGAATAATAGGTTCGAATAACTTTGAGAGTACTCTCTTTGCCCTTCTTACGGAGTGATTGGTTTTCATACTCAGGTGTCATCCGGAGTTCCATTTTCCCAGTACCCCCAGGTATATATTGTCCCGTCATTATACTGTCAGAGATAGAATTAATTGGATTATTTTCTGAAAAGAGACCAGCGTCAAACAACAAATCCACAGTTTCCTCAAAGGTGCACTTCACAAGAGGACAAACATCTAGCTTATTAAGTCCATGGCGATTAAGAGGCATGATACCACCAGATCTTGTCATGACATTGACAATCATCATGATATGACGATTATTAACATAGCAGCCGTCGAAAGAGAGGACGGTTTTGATCTCATGAAAGAGAACAATGGCGAGAGCCTCCACACCAAGAAGGTCGAGAATTTCGAAAATGTTATTGCACCAACTTCGCCTCCAATCCACCACAGTGATGTTCCAAAAATCTCGAAGATTGACCCCACTTGTCTGAACATAATATTCCGATACCGTTTTCTTTTCCAGAGTATCGGGATCCCATTTCGTGGTGTTCATTTCTTGTATAGTAGCTCCTTCGATTCCTTCGACGCCGCAGATGCACACGGTCCGTGACAAATATTTAAGGAAAGCATGTGCCATATTTTTTTCGAACTCAAGCACAATTTGTTCAAGTTCCATGTCGGTGTAGTTTTTGTCTGTCTTCTTCTTTTTTCCCTTTTTCTTTTTGCTCTTGATTTGTTGAATAAAGTTATCTCGCATGTCCCCAAGTTTACACATTCGAATACGTATGATCCACTCACGCATGTTCGGCTCTGATGCAAGAAGGTTATACATACTATCACCAGGTAGAGTAGTCCAGATAAATCGCTTGACATCGGAAACCGTAAGTTCCTTTGACAACAAGAGCTCTCGATTAAGAACTATGCGAAGAATATAGCGCGAGGGAGTTTCCAGTTCAGTTCCAAAGTTGCGCCAACAATCTACGAGAAACTTATCCACGTCGTTGTCCACTTTAGTATCAGTTGGATTTTCGTCCAAAATAATTTCAAATGATTGCACCACGTCACACAGGTAGGTTTCAATTAACGTTTCCTTGAACTTTTCTACATAGCTTTTGTTGCGTGAAAAAGGTTCGAGTAGATACACATCAGACGTTGGGGTTTGATTTACTCGTCGAGCATCGATCAATTCTTTGATTCTAGGTACACCTAGAGTCACGTTTTTCTCGGCTACTCCAGCATGATGGAAAGTATCGGCAATCAAGATATTTTCCCGACTGCAAAAGTTGCGGGTGTTTGCCACAGTTAGATCAAATACTAATGGCGTTGACGGCTTCACCTTCTTAATGGAAACAATCCGATCATAATAAACTTGGTTCCTGAGTTCATGCTGAATCCATATATCATCAGATGGATTTACACCAATGCTTTCCATCAAAGAGTCCCGAGTAACATCGCGGACACTGCCATCAGCAAATGAACAACTCGGAATAATATCTTCAGCTTGAAAAGAAAACCTGACTGCATATGCCGAGGAGCCCAACAGATCAAGAGCGGCTTGTTTTTCCGGAATAATTAATCGAAATTGTCGAGCGAATCGCTGGGCATTTCCCGAAGCAATAATGAGCTGATAGGCCTGTCTGATATCAGTAGAACCAGCATTATTAGTCTCGCATAAAGGTGGTGTGCATACCCTGGTGAAGACATTAAACGCTGAGAGTACAAGAGAGATCCCGATCAGCATTTGCCGAGATGGGGAACGCGCGATAACACTGCAATTGGTCACGGAGCCAGCACTAGAGATGTAGCCATCAATCAAGCCGACCAAGAAGCCTTTATTTGCAGTAAAGGCAAAGTCGGGTACGTCTTTTAAGTGACTGTGATTACCGCAAGTTTGTAGTAGAAATAAACACAGAGGCGTCGACTGAATTCGAACGTCAGTTGTCTTGGCTCCTGGGAAACGAGTACTTTCCTTTGTCACTACATGGAAGCCCATGTCGAAACGCTTGCACCATTTCATAAGTCGATCTCGATACTGCAGGTTGTTGGTGCTGATACAAACTTGAGTACGGGTATTCGTTGTATGTCCTTCTGCGAGATACGCGCCAATAAGAAAGCCGAAGTCTTCGTCAAGTGGCATGTTCTCACAGAGGTACCCAGGCTTCTTTTTGGTACGCCTTTTTGCATAAATTCGAGATCGTTTGAATTTCTCGCGGCCGCTGAGATCTCGACGTTTACCAAAAAGAGCAGCTTTGACGGAATCAAATGGAGTACAAGGGACAGTAGATAGCACACCTTGTCCTTCGCTACACCAAGTTGGAGCTTCTTTGGCATACGGAACTGCCTTCCCCATATCCGAACCAAATATGTAAGAGTTCATTGGAAAATACAGCGTCATATCCAAGGCATTATTGCGAGGAAAATCTGGAAACGTAAGCAACACGGGGACGAAGTCCTTGCCTTCCTTCAGCTCCGATCCATTGATAGAAATTATTTCATTTTCTCGTCGAACCAGAAAAGATTTTGTCGGTGTTGCGGTCAGGCGCCGACCTGTTTGTGTAACAATTTCAATCAACAGAGCATCCCCAGGCGGTGGGTGACGGGTTACTCCTTCAAGAATATTGAATTGTACATTGCCTTTCTTATCGATATCTGGCACTTCAAATGGTAAGTGACTTACATCAAGATATTCTGTGCCATTACTTGGATAGAACTTGATGGACGCCCTGGAAGTTGTCGTCTCAAATAATTGATTGACAAACTCACCAATTTTCGGTGTTTGTAGCTGACCAGTAACCGTATTCCTTACGATGATACGTTCTTCGTAATCAAAGCTATTAAGGGTCAGTTGAGTACAAGGTTCGCCGACGCTCTCAGCTGCGAGTACTCCGACCATCTCCCCTGCATGTACCTGTGCTCGATTATAGTGACTATCAATCATTTGAAGCACCCGATGAAAGTTATCGATACTCATTTGCATTTGATCGACTATGACCGAAGAACGCAAGTGATAGACAATAACAGCACGCATAAACAAGGTTTGTTTTTCAGATTCCTTGGTTTTGAATCGCTCAAGTAACCCCTGCACAGCCGTTGTCACTTGACGGTGTGTTACAGGGGTGCCGTGAGTGTCCGTTTTCAGCTGGTCCAGTATGGAAATGATATTCACTGGGATATGACACTCGCTCGTCAGTTGGCTTGCTAACAGTGAAACCTTTACGGCTAAACATTCCAACACTAGCCCGACCATGTGCTCAAGTTGGTCAGAATATTTCCCGAACTGTTCGGCCAATTGTTCTCGAGTAAAAAACAGAAATGACATCGAGACTTTGTCGAGATAACAAGCGTCACAATTGTCACCACCATACTGGAACTCAATTACATTTCCATAGGAGTCTCGAACACTTTGGTCAAACTGAATACTAATGGCCTCCAATGCTTTGATGATACGTCGCTGTAAATATCCAGTGTCAGCCGTCTTAACGCTAGTATCCACGATTCCTTCGCGTCCGCCCATTGTGTGAAAGAAGACTTCTTCTGGGGAGAGGCCTTCAATGTAGGAATTGCGAACAAACCCGCGGGCCGGCGCATCATCTGCCCCATGTGAGAAACACGCCAAGGTCCGGTCCTCTGGGCTGTCCTCATCAAAAATCCGATGACCCTCAATCGATTGCTGTCCGACGCAGCCCGAGATCTGCGAAATGTTGATAGGGTTGCCCTTTGACCCGGAACTGACCATGGCCATTAATGCATTATCGTTAGCCATTTGCTCCTGGACAAGGCCACCGGTGACATTCAGCATTTTCGAAAGGATACGAGATACGTGCCCTTCGCGTTGATTAAATGGAACCGATAAGGATTTACCCATGGTGGTCACTTTCTTAATATGAGTAAGGCAAGAATCAACGGCGCGGGTAATTTTCTCTCTGGTATCATGTGTAGTGATACAATCAGAAATTCCAACACTGAATCCATAACCCTCCAGCCAAGCATTGACGACACGCTGACAGTCACTCATAAAATGCAAAGCCACGTCAGGATCCTTCATCTTACAAATAACATGGATAATACCACCAGATGTAGCGCCAAGCGTTTGTTTGCATAACTGCCCTTGCACTAGCTCACCATGGCGAATAATAACCTCTTCCCCTCGTGAATTTTTCTTTCGTAAACTGATCTCAGGGAGAACTAAGGATATTATTTGTTTTCCTGTCCACAATGGCTTTGGTTTCATAATTGCTGGTTCAGGTAACAAGGTCTGCTTGGGGTACTCCATATGAAGCATTAATTGACAAACTTCGTCATGTGTGAGAAATGTGTCTTGATGGGTCAACAAAAAGGAACCAACGAGGGCATCTTGTACAATACCCATACACGGCTTGTTGTTTTGAGCATTTAGGAGCTGGCTGCCAACACTCATTAGCGTTTTAGCTTCCACCACGGCTTCCTGACTTTGAAGCATGTGCAGGTTCATCTCGTCACCGTCAAAATCTCCATTATACGGACCAGTACAAGATAAATTAAGACGAAATGTTCTACCTGGCATCAATTTAACAGTGTGTGCCATGATAGACTTTTTGCGCAAACTTGGCTGTCTGTTAAATAACACGACGTCACCATCTTGCATATAACGCTCGACCGACCAACCTAACTGCAAACGAATGTTGCCACGATTCTTGAACATCTCGAGAGATATTTTTTGACCAGATGCCTTTGTAATAGATCTCGCTCCGTCGAGAACACCGGGACCTTTTCGAACCCTGTCTCGGAGTCGTTCGATGTTAAAACTTGTAACAACCTCCACAAAAGTAAGTTTTAAGGCTGTTGCGTAGGGCACGCCGATATCTCCAGTATCCATAATACTGTCCGGACTGATTACAGTTCTGGAAGAGAAATCAACTCTCTTCCCCATAAGATTTCCTCGAAATCTACCTCTTTTCCCCTTAAGGCGCTTCACCACGCACTTTTCTGGTAAGCCTGAGCGTTTTTTACTCAGTACCTTCGCACCGGCCGACTCATTATTCATATACGTCGCGACAAGTGATTGTAAGAGCTCATAGGAAGATGACGCATTCGAGCTTGTGGGTCCATCCTCGTCAATGGCTTTTGTTAGCTTTTGGCATTGTTTCAATATCTCCTGAAGCTTGTGAGTTAAATCATCCTGTCCGCGGGTTCGCGAGCTCTCCGAGAACATAATCGACGGACGAATAATGGGGGGTGGCACCACCAAAACAGTTAAGATGAATGTTGATGGGTGGGTAATATCCGGGGCAAGGCCAAGAGTTGTATAGATATCATTGTCAATCAGTTCAAGCAACTCCTGTGCAATTTGGGTTGTAAATGGTGCCAAGTATTCGTCCCCACAGGGTACATATTTTTTGACGACTTGAGAGTGATTGTGCCTTTTGCTCGCCTTACTGGTTGTCTTCTGTTCATCTTCTGGTACAAACTGACGTTTACTCGCAGCGGACCATTCACGTTTGATAACAAATCCTTGCTGACTGTACTTTGGTAAAATAAACCCACAATCTTTGTGACCACATGTTTTTTTGTTTTTCAAATAATTACACAAGGCTGTGTATCTTTGCTTTGGTTGGTCTTTGAGGCGGGCCAGAATTCGATTAAATGTGGCATCGTCGGGAGAGGCAACAAGTTGAAGACACCGAGGGCAAACACAGCGAAAGATTTTCACCAAATCAGAAATATAAGAGATATGATATACAGGCATAGGCAAATCAATATGCCCGATATGGCCGTTGCAGACCAGCATCCCATTCATACAGGTACCGCATCGAAGTTTTCTATCAACTGTTCCCATACGAATGTCATTGATACCATATGCACGGGGGAGAGACTTTTCGTAAAGCGTGGTTGTTTCAACCGGACAAACTGATAGGCGCCTAATGTCTTCTTCAGATAAGACTACGAGCTGAATATCTTTGATCTCCGCAGGGGCATGTTCAGTAGGCTGGAGTGTTTCTTTATCTAACTTATTCCAGAACTTGGCAGAGTAAAGAGAATCTCTAAACCGCTGTCGAGAAAGACTCATCATTGTCTTTTGAGGAATAAGAAAAAGAAACCGTAACCAGAAAAAAAAAACTTTAAAATGGAAAGAAAAAAATATTCTCTGTTTTATATGCTCGTATAAAAATCTTGGGGATGTATTAAAAAAAAAATATATAACACCAACCACATGAAAACCAAGTATTTGCTTAACCCACTGTGTGCCAACCTGGCATATACACACCCAGAACTATTTTCAGGAAGAAATGCTCGTGGTATGCCAAAACGACGTCGAAAGGTAAACCCAGCAAAGCAAAAAAAGACACTTCTCTCTAGGTTCAAAAAATACAAATTAAAGTCAATGAATGCGCACATTACACCTGGTGAATACGTAGCCCAAAAACCACCATTTGATATTGACATTGTGTTTACCTGGGTAAACAACACAACTGATCATAGCAAAAAGAGAAGATATTGGCTTGAAAAAACCAAGAAAAATGGCATAGTTTCATCGGATAACGAAATTAATCGGTACGGCAACAATGATGAACTTCGGTATGCCATTAGGTCAGTCTACAAATACGCCCCGTGGGTACGTTGTGTGTTTATTGTCGTAGACGACCAACAATACCCAGAATGGTTAATGGACACATCAGCAGAGGCTAAGATTCCGGTGTGTATTGTGCCTCACTCTTTATTGTATGGTCAAGAATTTAGACATCATCTTCCAACGTTTAATTCTCAATCCATAGAGTGTCACTTGTACAAAATCCCAAACTTAGCTGAACAATTCATTTACTTCAATGACGATATGTTTTTCGGAAACTACACACAGTGGAGTGATTTCTTCAATGCGGATGGCCTGCCTCGATATGTGTATACTGGGGTTGTGGCAACAGGGAAGAAAATATCTACAATGAATAAATGGACAATGGCCTGGATTAATAATGGAAATTTACTAAATCGAATATTTCCACAGTTTTCAAAAGAAATCAGAAAATATCAGTGTCACCAAGGCTGTCCATTACTGAAATCTTCCTTTGTAAAAATGTGGCAACACCCGCGAATTCACAAATACCTTGCCAGGACTTCTGAGTCAAAATTCCGCGAACCTCATGATTTGTACCCTATTGGGTTTATGGTGTATTTCAACAAATATATGAACTTATCAGATGTTCACCGGCTTAATACTTTTTACACCCAAATCACCGACAATATGAAACCTGAAAATGAATTTAGAGTACTTTTAGAACAAGGACCAACATTATTCTGTATCAACGATGGCGTACTTAAACGACGCAAGGCACAGGGCGCCGTACTAAAAATATTTCTGGATTTTTATTTTCCAGACCCATCACCTGTAGAAAAGGTTACCCAGATGCGGATTGAAGATGAATTCCATAATAATGATTTTCATCCCCAAGGGTTGCATAATGCATCAGGTCGTAGCCAGGTACAGGTAACTCAAAAGTTCCAGCCTGGACATCCGTTTCTGTGAGTGTCTGTGGTATTAACTGATATGCGCTTTGACCCATGAATGTTGTTTCGGCAAAAGAACGAAGAGTTGTGGTTGGTAGTTGACGGAGGATTAACCTAAATGCACCATCTGTGACTTTTCTAGGTAACTCTTGCGGTGATTTATGATATAATTGGAAAAAATACAACAGAGTACCTTCAGGTATTTCCGGGTATTGTTGGAGCATATGCGTTAAAAATAACTTATCGGGCATATTTTCTGACAAAGGTAATAACCCTCGTAATAAAATATTCACACGAATATGCTGCCAATTATCATCCCCATCAATATCATACAACTGGAATAAATCAAATAAAATTGCGAAATTTACACGTTCATGGACATCCAGAACTGTTGGATAATGAGTGTTAATAAAGTTATCAAGCCAGTCTCGGTATTGAATAAAATAAGATTCTAAAAAAGCATTATTGTTGTGTAAATTGTAAGTTTTCATCCATTCTTCATGAATAGCCCAAGGAGCGTCACTCATAATCTTTTTTTTTAATGATATTGCTTTTTTTTTTTATTGGTTTACAGAATCAACTCGATTAACTTTTATTGGTTTACAGAATCAACTCGAATAACCATTAATCCACCCATGCTTCTCATACCTGACAAACCTGGCATACCCGACATACCGGGAATACCTGATATACCGGAAAAGGATGGCGGAATGAGAGGATGCTGTGGTAGTGTTAGCGGCATTTGCGGGATTTCGATAACATCATCCACCTCAGTAATTGTAGGTAGTTGTGAAGGTTGGTGAGTTTTGGATATTTTTCGAACCTGTTGTGGAATCTCAAAGTGATTATTGTGTGTTGTGAGCTGTTGCATTAGCTGAAGTCCATCTGTAACAGGAACTAAATCTCTCTCTTCTTCTTCTTCTTCTTCTTCTTCTTCTTCTTCTTCTTCTTCTTCCTTCTCGTCCTCCTCGTCTATCTCTGTGTTTTTCTCAGCTGTTACATCAGTAATAAAAAACACACCATCTTCTGATGATGTATCAATACTGTCCTCTTCTTTATTTTGCTGTTCTTCTTCCGCTTCTTCTTTTTCAAGCTCTTCAAAACTAGGGTAAGTGGGGGCATCACTTAAAATATCATTTCTTTTCTTCATGTACATTAAACACTGTGTGCCTTCGTAAACTTCTTTGCTTGAAAGAACTAACAATGTAGGCACACCAGTAAGCCACTTGGGGCGTTCTTTAAGCTGACGCACATCACAGACGTGATCTACGTCTGGTTTTGCCATACTCATGGCCTTCGTGGAATTACGCTCCCCTCTTAACACGTACAAGATAAACTTACGCGACATGGGTTGTTTTTTTTACGTTAATGATTTTTTTACTTTTAGGTGAATTTAGAACGAATGAAAATTTGTGTAAAAAGTCTTAAAGTTTTTATCTGTTTTAAAAGTTCGTTTATACCCATTAAAAAAACATCATTTACAGACATCAAAACTCAACAAGCATCGTGAGCACTGGCATATATTCCCATTTCGCCGACAATCTTACTTGCATTTATTTTTGTTAATACCTGTTTCATCTTCTAATTTTAAATAGCCCTAATGCCAGAAGTCTTACATTATAAAATATTGAAATAACATTATTATCAATATAACAATGGCACAAGGTGGCATTATTCAGCTAATAGCTACAGGACCCCAAGACAAGTTATCCAATACTCATCAAAGTAAAGTAGTAACGTGTTTAGTCACGTACCCGTATAACCTTAGTTTGCATAAGGAAGACACTAAATTCCAGATACCGCGATCTTGCGATGTCATGAACAACTGGAGTTTGCTATCGGACATTGGGTTTGATGTTATCGACTCGGTAGAGATCGAGGCGAACGGACTCATTCTGGTAAGAGCGTCGGGTAGATGTTTATGTATCATGAGCATGCTACTTGGCATGGACCCGCGAAAAAGAAAAACATTAAAAGTACCATTTCCTGTCATGAATATTGTGGCGTTACCGTATGTCCAACTTAATGTGTGCACGAGATTCCGACAATGGGAGAAACCATATCTAGAAGAACACAAAAAGATTAAACCATTCGTCATTAAAGTGCTTGCACACAGTGGCGACTTGGCAGATATTGTTGTCGATTATTTGGGTATGGATCACGATATCGGGAGTGTATCGTTGTACTCTGCGACCATTATGCGCGAAGAGAATGATCGAAAAAAGATATCGGGTAATCCAACGGTGGACATCATAGATCAGTATCAGGAAATATCGTCTTCAATTAAACCATTGGAGGAAAATATAAAAGTTGACCTGTGGGTGTTTAATGTGTTACTGAAAAGACTAATCATTGTATTCCACAGAACTAATGGTTCTAACTGTGAGACACTCGACGTTTTGAACCAAGGGACATTGATTACATATGGTGTTCCGCACACAGAGTTTACAGGAGACAGCGCACATCACATGGACAAGGAAATGTTTGATATGTACGTTCCTGAACAACCCATTTATACTATCACGTTCGACAATGGAAAAAACATAACAGACCCAAGAAGGACATCATCGTTTATGAACTTCAGGGGCAGCACCAATAAAGTGTTTTTGCGGCTTACAGTTAAACCACAAGAATTTCCGATGACAGTCACAGTAATAGGCGAAAGCGCAAACTTATTGATGACAGCAAACGGTATGTGCGGATTAAAGTATAGCCAGTAAAACTATACAAAGATGTAAAAGTCGGTATTAGCAATAAATACCAACAAAAACTTTTTGGTGAAATGGAGTGGTATTAGAAAGAGGCTCATGCTAGGGCGAAGATACCACGTTATGTCAGTTAATAACTTCAGGCGAAGATGTTTCGAAAGGGATGATTCTTATTCCTTCCATTACCGATGAAGGAAGGTTTGTTAAATCTTGTGATAGCAGATCGGATCGTATTAGCGAGGTTGCTCTCGAAGACGGGGTCGCAGGTCAGGTTATTAAAATGGGCGTTCAGGATGTGATGGAAATATTAGGACGGCTATCTGGAGGGGAAGGGACTTTTTGTAGATGGAGAGTCAAATACTGTTAATCACGAATATTGGGTGGATCAAGGAGAACGGGGTTTTGACTTGGCCACGCTCGGGGTTGCTGGATTTTTCGCGGAGGGTGATATTGACGACGAACCGAGATATGAGACATTTGCTGCTGTAATAGATGAAAAAGTAATGGTGTATAACACAGTTACTCCGCCGCCACCCATATTGGTCAAATGTCGGTTTAAAAAAGCCGAAGTTTACTAATTTTATTCAAGTTCTATTAAATTACTTTAACTAAAATTATACACATATAATTACGAACAAAATGTCCGGTCATTATAAGTGTGTGTGGTAGGGTGGGGGGGGGGTATCACACACAGTATAAAAAAAATATTTCCGCCCAGAGTAAGCATAGTATACGTTTCCAGTTAGAATTGGTATTACTATTACTTTCTCCATGTTAGAACGAATGAAAATTTGTGTATAAGTCATAAAGTTTCTATCCGTTTTCAAAGTTCGTTTATACTCATTAAAAAAAAAAATCATTTCCAGGCATCAAAACTCAACAAGTATCATGAGCACTAGCATGTATTCCCATTTCGCCGACAAGCTGTCTGAGATTCACTACAAGCCACAGTCAAAGAACTCGAAGGGCGGCGTGGTGGTTTACTTTCGTCCCAATGAGTATACTGATACGAACATGCGATTTCAACTACAGCGAGTAGATGAACCCAAGTGTAAAGCACCATTTGGAATCAGTAGCTTTGATGAAAACAACGGTGCTCGAAAGAACCTGGAGCTGAGTTTGGAAAATGAGAAGTTGGTGAAGTTTTTCCAAGACTTTGATGAGCACAATATTCAAGCTGCACTTAAGAACAAGCAATGGTTCAAAAAAGACTACAACGAGGGACAGATTCGTAACATGTACTACCCCATGATTTGCTTTGATCAAACTGGCAAAGGATACCCTCCTCGCTTGCATACCAAAGTTAACACCGAAGGCGAGCGAAAGGTGAATGTTCTGCTGTATACTGAAGAAAACGAGAAACCTCAGTACCGATCAGGGACAGTTGACGACATCCAGCGCTACTCAGAGTGTATGGTTATTTGTGAAGCCACAGGGCTGTGGTTTCAGAATAAGCAATTTGGAATGAGCCTTCTCGCCACAGATGTTATTGTATTCCCAAAGACAGAGCGCAAGGAGTTTGAGTTTATTTGGTCGTCTGGCAACGCTCCTACTAAGGTTACAGAGCACAAGAATGACATTGTGGTCCCGGTTACTTCTTCTTCTTCTTCTTCTTCTTCTTCTTCTTCTTCTTCTTCTTCTTCTTCTTCTTCTTCTTCTTCTTCTTCTTCTTCTTCTTCTTCTTCTTTGTCGGGAAGCGTTCTCCTTGCTCCGCCAGCTGATGACAAGCCAGTTGTACTTGTTGGGAAGGATGATAGCGGTGAACCACCCGCTAAGAAATACCGCAGCAAGTAAAAAAAAAAACAAGCTGTGTATAATTAAATAAAAGTATTTTGAAACCTATGTTGTTTTATTATTATTTTTCGTTACAGTGTTACATCACATAATGGAAAATATAATTTTCGTGGGTTTTCTTTCACATATTCAATAAAAGATTTGTAGTGCATACGGATACCTACACAGGCCACCTTGTCAAGACTTGATGGCAAAACAGTCATGATTTTCACAGCAGCATCTTTTGGGGATAGTTCTTCGAATTCTTCCTTTTGAAGTTGCCGTGCAAACATTCCACATGAGCACGGTTTCTTAACTGTTTCAGCACACCCAGTCACATCCGTTCTGCGAAATACTTTCCAACCACATGTAGAATCGGTTAATGTTTTTGTGATGGGGGTAAATCCAGGCGGTGGATCATCGGTACGGGTGAATGTTCTCAAGAAATTACCAGCTTGACCGACGCCTTTGAGGAAGGCCTGCGTCTCTGCGAAACCAGTCTTTGTTCGGGTGAAACGGAGAACTCCACTCGGTAATGTGTTCAGCTTAAGAGCTTGGTTTTGTTGCATCGCTTCTAGGCTTTTAAACAAACAGAGAGCATCATTCACACCCTGACGTGTCCATTTTTTTGATTTCTGTTTTTCTGTGAGTTGCATCATGGGGCGAACTTGCTTGAACAGGTGTAACGCGTCCGCCATAAAGTGTGAAGTAATATAAAGTCGATTATTTAGCCGATTTAATACGATCCAACACAGGTTTTCGTGTCGATAAAAGACACCGACCAAGATAACCGAGTGGTAAAATCCAAAAATGTTCATTTTGGCATCAATTGGGAGCAATCCGGCCAATGCATTCACGACTGCTTGTTGTCCCTGATCCATATGAGTGGGCACATGAACAACTATTTCTGTTGGGCCAGTGGTGAAGTGCACGCGCGGTTTGGAACGCTTGGTTGGTTTATCACTTATATTGATGCGTCGTCGTTTGCGTTTTCTACCATGTGGTAGCTTTTTGACAATTTGAGTAGACTTGCGACGCCAACCCCGGATAACAAACTTTTGACTGAAGCTAGGGTTGTCAGGGGTGCTCAGGATACTAATCCAGGCTTTGTCCGCACATGACAATACAGTAAATTCCGGGACGTCAACGAACTCACTGGCTTCCTCCATTGCTGCTGTTGACGTTTTGAATAATAACCAGTACAAAAAGGTTCTATCCGCAAAAAAAAAAATTTTGGCTTAAACGGATAGAATATTCTCGATAGATAAGTAGTTTTGCTTGCAGAAATTTACAGTTATAGACACGCCCTCTTAGCACAAGCTAAACCCTTATTTTGCAAAAACAATGAATATCGCCTTCATCAGCGACCATATTCTCAGTCCTGTTGTACTCTGATGGTATTAACAAGTAAGGGAACCGACTCAGACGTATCATTTTTTTTTTTACCACAATCGGCGGCAACAGCTGGCGCGTAGCACCATTACTGATTACAAGTTAAAATTTCGCTCTGTAGGTGTGTCGGGCGACGGGCAAATATATGTTTGCGATTGTATCAAAAGGACTCACTGGAGCAGACAACGGAGGAGATTACTTAGAATAGAATACCACTAGATAATGTTGTAGATAATTTTCTTTATTTGAATGCCTGCCTCTCTACAGCGACTTCTAATATCTGGAAATGGTCGTTTATTATACTGAGTCTAAACAGTGGGTTAATTTAGCACAGATAACATTTTCACAAGACGGATTACACACAGCAGTAGCTTTCTTTCTTTCAGTCGGTTCGGGACTAGTCCTTGTCACCAGTAACTCCAGTGGTAATATTTTTAATTTTTATGGACAATATAAGATCAGGTAACGCATCCCTTTCCAGTGTTAATACTTTTAATTTTTCAAGGACAATATAAGATAAGATATCACATCCTTCTAAACACTGCAGATCAAATATGGCGCTTGTTTTTTCTTAAAGATTGTTAGAATAGGTAAAATCAGTGAGTTTGTTATTGACCTCATTCTTCGCGATCTGACCTGTGATATCAAGCCTATCAGAATATCGGATTGCGTTAGCAAAGTTAAACCTGCGATCATTATCTGTATTGAATTGAAACCCACCACGATTTTTTTGTTTCTTTCTTCGTAACCATAACTCCCCACGCTCTTTATACTCTTTTACTGATTTTGTTATATAATGATTAATTCTAAAGAACTTACCCTTATCCTTGTGTTTTCTTCCACCACTTATCCAGTGAGCAGATATAAACTGTATTTTTTTAGCTTCTTTGCCATTTATCATACTTTTTTCCCAACCACCGCGATTACTCACATAGCGAAAACAGTCTATAATACTTCCTATAGGTGGCGGTTCCATATGTGGTTTGTGGCCAAAATTATACACCTTTATTTCGATTGCAGCAACATCTTGTGTAAAATGACGTCTGAGAACTTCAAGAGCGTTATGTTCTCTTTTAGGATCTGCAGGCATTAAAAATTCATCAATATCTAGAACCATCAACCATTTACAAGTATGAGCATAGCGCTGTAAACAGTGATTATATGCCCTACGCTGAATTAGATCACTTTTATCTTTTCTCCAGTCAATGAGAGTAATGAGCTGAGCATGCTTCTTAGAAATCTTTTCCACATTTAGTGGATTTGGGTCATGCTGGTATAAAAAAAAATGTGACGCACCCTGAGCAGCATGCCAGTCTACCCATTCCGGTAGATATCTATACTCTTGATTAAAAATCGCACAAATTGCCAGTTCATACATATGTGAGTTTTTTTTTTGTTGTAAACAAACTTTAAAAAAATATAGAAAACAGAGAAGGCATGGAAGGTCTTTCACACTTTAATCGTTGTTGTTCTTGTTGAAAATTCCCCCACCATTGTTTGTCTGGGTTAGTCAAGCCGTAATCTCCATTACTCAGTCGATCTACTCGATGTCGACCATGTGTGTCTACTGGTGGACTAATAACTCTGGGTCGGTCTTTGAAGAAAAACCATTTAAAATATAGTTCTCGTCGTCGAAGACTCCGATATTGTATAGGTACTTCGTGTTCTAGGATTAGTTGATTCAGATTACATACTGTCTTTTCTACATAGATACTATTGGGAGCCCCTCTTAACACTTCTTCCAGGTACAAAAAGAAGTCATTATTTGGAATAACCTTAACCTTTCTATTAAGCATTTCGCCTGTTATTTGTCCAATGCTCTCATTCAGCTGTTGTAGATTAGATTCTGTAAAAAAAGCAGTAGTCACAGGTGTTCTGACATTTCCATCTTGTATATGATAAAGATAGTCGTATGATGACAGAGGCATATCATCAGAAACATTTTGCAAGTCGCAATAGACTTCCATGGTTTTGTTTAAACTATTCTTTTTTTTTTTTGTTTGGAACAGGTAGAAAAAAAAAGAGAACATGACCTCATGTCTTGGCATCGACGTTGGCATACGTAACCTTAGTTATTGTGTTTTACAACGCGATGAAAAGCATACGTACAAAATACGAGAGTGGAAATTGATCGATGTTATGAGTCGCTGTGACATGAGCGACACATCCTGCAAAAAACTCACAAGCGGCCAAATTCACGATATTGCTGATTTTATTTTACCGAGTATATTTCCACCAGAATTCCTCACTCGTTATCAGATTGCACACGTTTCAATTGAACAACAACCTCATGGAAAATATGGTAATCAAAAAATAATTTTGTTTTCCCATTTGTTTTATGATTATTTCGCAAAACTTCGAAATGCACAAACATGGGGGAGTTGTTTAACATCAGTTGTATTTACCGGAGCCGCTCAAAAATATAACTCAACGTGGTTACAGCAACATGTCATTCCCAAGCCCAAGACATACCCTCAGCGAAAATCAACGAGTATTAAGTTGTGTCAAAAATTATGCACCTTGTATGAGCTCACTGCGCTACCTCAAGACTCGAAGCGAGATGATCTTGCTGATTCATTTTTACTTGCGCTCGTTGTTTGGGAACGTTGGTCTTAAAAGAAATCATACAGATCGACTGGTTGGCGGCTTGTAGAAACAGCTGAGCTTAAAACAGAAGGATCTTGTATCTGTCTACGCGGTGGTGTGAGTGCACCAGATGGAATTACTGGTGGAGATAGGTAACCCACTGATGACGGTTGAGTTAACGTGCTTGATACCAACGGGTCGGTTAATTGACTCGATGATTGTGCAGACCCTACTAACAGGGGTGATGATGTCTGCCACGTTTTTTCCGATACTTGTGGTATATATGGTGTTATAGGCGAGGATACCGAGCTACTGCTTTGAAAAAGTGAACTTGGGACAGTTGAAATATTAAAATCACTTGGGTGTGTACTCTGACGCTGTTTCAGTAAATAACCCTGGGGTGTTTCTAAATACCTAGCATCGCCAAGTAACGGCTCGGGTGATAATTCTTGTAAGACTTGTCGTTGATCTATAGGACCCCTCTCGGGTGTAATCTGAGGCCATCTCACATCAGACAGGATGTTTTGGTTGTTAGCCTTTCTCTTATTCACTTGAACCAACGCAACCACAACGAAGATAATCGCAACAATGGTGGCAAGTACCGCCGTTAAAGTATCATATTTATCCCATTTTGCAATTTCGACATTCTCTTGTTTTCGTACTACAGCCCGTCGAATAACGTATTCTAGAAGTATTACTGCCCCAATGAAAAATAAACCCAGAACTATAATGCAACACGTTTTTGACATTTTTTTTGTTTATTTGGTGATATTATTTTATTCAGAGACAAACTTTTTTTCCTCGTAGGTAAACCTACATTAACTGGAACGTAGGTATGTTGGGTGCTGTGTCATCATTGCTCTGCAATAAGTTGGTATAGATTGGAATATCCAGAAAGTCTTGCATTTTTAAGAGCAATGACGTAAATACTAACGCCTTTTGTGCCTCCGTCAAAGTGTCCTTTTGGGGAAGATTGATGATTTCACACTCGAATGTGCATTTTGGTTCTTCAGTTTTCATATTTTTCTCAGCTGTAGTGAGTGTTTCCCCTGTCCAGAATTGAATTAATTCAAAACGAAAAGAAATTGCGGGAATACTGCTAGACTGAAGGATAAAATACTTGCGAATTGAGATTTTTACAGACTTAAATTCGACAATCTCTTCGACGTCAGCTGATTTCACCTCATACTTCATATTAACCCTAACCAAATAATCCCGAAGTTTCCAAGACGGTGAGTTGCTTTTCTTTTCCTGTGAATAGGCACAGTGCTTGAAGGACAAGCTCTTGTTTGTTAATCTCGTGATTTTTTGCATTTTATTTTCATAACTAACACGAATGCGATCCTGGTCCGTGGTGTAATAATCATAAACGATATACCAATCTGATATCGAATCCCACGAGCCAAATGATGTGAGAATGGTCAGAATCTTATTAATGACCATAACCGGGAGAGTATTGTCAAAGTACTGTGATTCCCCATAACACAGTCGACCGAATATTGCCTCAACTTCCAACTCTCCACTCCCATCCAGGGCTTCGATTGTTTTTAGAGCATTGTTATATTCTCTTACCAAACAAGTCACAACAGGGTAAACATGTGGGTACTGACGATATAATTGCACGTGGAAATGATCCTCTTGTTGTTGTGGGTTCATGTTGTTTTAAAAAAAAATACCTGAAAAAAATTGGGTAAAATGACCACAATTTTCTATCCGTTACTTGGGGCAACCTTTTTTATCTGGTAATTATTTTTCATATCTTGTGTTTTACCAGACCTCCAATTATTCCACCTCTCAACAACAAATATGAAACGAAATCGATCGGATTCTAAAAACACAAGAAAGCGTCTTCGCTTTTTTGTTGATGATGCTGCGGCAGACGATGACAGTCATCAGTCATCTTCCGATGATGAAGAAGAAGGTGACTTAGAAGGCTTTGTTGTCCACGATGAACTGGACGACGACTTTGATCATAGAGCTTTTGATCAACACCGTGAGGCGAAAAGAGCCGAGCGTGTTGGGGTTGAAAAACAGGAGGAAGAGGAGGAAGAGGAAAAGGAAGAGGAAGAGGAGGAAGAGGAACTGGTGGAAGAAGCGGAGGAAGAGGAACTGGTGGAAGAAGAGGAGGAGGAAGAGGAACTGGTGGATGAAGAGGAAGAAAAAGATATCTATCCACAACGTGGTGACTTGGAGGAAAGTGCTCTGGCACGACGCGCCAGACGGGCATTTCAGCAGCAGTCATTTTCTGCTTCCGGTGGACCTCGGCCGAGTCTAGCCGCTCACGTTGGCTTTCGCTCTCATTTTCTCACCGGTGATCTTCAGCAGAGTGTGCTGGAAAATCTGTCTGGTGTTGATCTTATACGGATATTAGATGAAATTCACACTGAGGCAAAGGCAGCCATTAGCCACGGTGACAATCATCAAGGATTTATTGACCTCTTTGCGGTTCCGAACGAAGGGCGTCACCTAACTCCTGAATACATTCGCGACAAGATTTTAGCTAAATTCTTCCATGGCATGGTGTATTTGATGCGCCTGTGTCGGCTGAAACACGTTATTGGAAACGAAACTGAGGATATGATTACCCAAACTCACAAGTTTAGTTACATCTTCAAAGTACTTCACTGTGGTGGTGGGCGACTTTTAAATGATTTACAGGTGAAAACACTTAATGACCCGAATTCATCACACGATGACGTAGTGAACTTGTTTAATGTTACTGCACCAGATCCGGAAAAACAAACGCCTTGGCAAAGATTACTTCTCTTCCTTTTGAATCGGCTTTGTGACAATGGCTATCGACGCTATAATAATTCATGTTACAAGCAAATTCGCGTGGCTCTGTGTTACGATGGCGACGGCAACACATTTTATAAGAACTATGACGAACTGATGGACCCAAAAATGCCTATTCAATGCTGTGTGGCTGCAGTTTATGAAACTCATTCATGGAACTGTGTTTATACCATAGAACAGGCTATCTACAAGCTTGTTGATAAGAACTGTGATTATGAACGCTGGCAAGACCTTACAGCATCTTCCGGTAATGCGACGTCTGCTGCTCGGTACCTAGAAAACTGCCTGGATCATGAATTTATGGATCTTGTCCCTGATCGTCGAGCTCGGTCATATTTGAATGGCATTTTATTGTTGGAACCAGAGAAGGAGATGTTTTATTGTTTTAACTACCATGCCACTTTACCCAGAAGCTTAGTGTGTTGTAAACACTTTGAGCAGGAGTTCAATACGGAAAATTTCAGCATCAATCATTGGTATCACATCAACACGCCAAGTTTTGAAAAAATTCTCTCCGATCAACTTCTCGCACCAACCGTTCGTACTCTCATTTACGCGATGATGGGTCGCCTCTTGTACAAGGTTAACGAAGTTGACAAATGGCAGATTATCTTCTTCATACGCGGCGTAGCACAAAGTGGCAAGTCGACTATTGGTAACTTGGCAAAGTTATTTTTCCGACCAGAAGACGTGGCGATCATGTCCAGTAACATTGAGCCAAAGTTTGGTCTGGATCCCATCTCAAGGAAAATGCTTTTTATCTGCTACGAAGTAACGAAATCTTGGTCTCTCCCACGTTCCGATTTCCAATCCCTTATCTCCGGCGAAGAACTTTCTATAGCTGGAAAGCATAAAGCTGCCAAAACTGTCAAGTGGGAGGTACCCGGTTTACTATTGGGAAACGAACTGGGTCCATGGGTTGACTCGGCGGGTAGCATGGTCCGTCGTTTATTGGTGTGTGAGTTCAATCGTCGTATTCACGAGTCTGATCCAAATCTTGATCAAAAATTACAAGAGGAGTTACCAAATCTTATCTTTAAGTGCCAACAGGCTTATCTATCGTTTGTGAACGAGTTCCGAGGGTGTGGTATTTGGCAACGCGTGCCTCATTACTTTAAACAGGTGCGATCCCGTATCGCCACACAAACTAACCCCATCAAGGAATTTATCAAAACATCAGGACAAGTCTATTGCTCACCCGATGCCAAAATGCCAGCCTTTCTCTTTGACAACATGTTCACCGATTTTTCCAAGAGCAAGCAATACAAGAACTTGCACTTTACACAGGACGACTATACAGCGGTTTTCCAAGAAATGAACATAACTACAGATCATCTCACAGAAGAGTGGGAGGGGAAGCGATTTCGAGGTACTTTCATTATTGGTCTTGGAGTCACGAGCAATGCTGGCCCAAATCTTGGCAAAGACTTGGAACTCGAAGAGAAAGAACGAAGTGCACAGATTCAAACCAAAGAAACTGACGACTTCAAGAAGGCGCTCCCAACACCAGACGTACACTCTCTTAGCCGTGCTGTTGCTGAACGGTTTACAATAGCCAAGCGAAACCTTTATATTAATGCTAGCAACCCCCCATTCATCACTGCGGAAATAGACAACTATGTTAACGAAGAAGACGATGAGGAATCTGATGATAATTTATTTTCAGATGATGACTTGGAAGTTTATAGTGTACCTCAAGAACAATCCCTGGTCCAAGAGGTTGAGGAGGAGGACCCAACTGAAATGGATATCTCTTCTTCTTCTTCTTCTTCTTCTTCTTCTTCTTCTTCTTCTTCTTCTTCTTCTTCTTCTTCTTCTTCTTCTTCTTCTTCTTCTTCTTCTTCTTCTTCTTCTTCTTCTTCTTCTTCTTC